ATACAAAAGATTAATACTTCTTTGATGCAGATTAAATGGGGCGTGTTTGGTGCATTTGCTTGGTACATTATAGGACAAGTAGGGGTTATAGAAGCAATGAGATTAGCAGTATGATAGCATTCTTAACAAACATAGCACCAATAGCATTAGGATTTATAGCTAAGTTATTTGCTCTTAAGAGCCAAGCAGCAGCAGAGAATCAGAAGCTAATGATTCAGAATCTACAGGTGCGTAATGATTCTATCAATCAAGCTAGAGATAAAGCAGACAAAGAGAGTCCTATGGCTGCACTCAATAGAAGAGTAATTATATTTGTAATACTAGCTTTAATTATATTTACTCAAGTAGCTCCAGTATTCTTTAATGTACCTACAGTAATACCTACAGTTATAGAAGGAGCAAGTTTACTAGGCTTTGAACTTACACCAGACACAATTGAATATGTAACTGTACAAGCAGGTGCGGTACTTAAATTTGATGAAGTCTTTCAATGGGCTACAATGATTATAGAGTTCTACTTCGGAGCACAATTAGCAAAAGGAAAATAGATGACATATAGAGAAATTATTAATAGCGTTTTAAGAAGGCTTAGAGAAGATACTATAGATTCTGATTGGTCTGGTGACTTATATGACTCTGTATCCGTATCAGATTATCAGAAGTTAATAGGTGAGCTTGTTAATGATTCTAAAAAGAATGTAGAGTCTTACCACGACTGGAACGCTCTTAGAGAGTCATTTAATGTTAAAACACAATCAGGAAATATGCAGTATACTTTAGGAGATGCTCTGAGAGGGGCAGGTGTATCCTTTAAAGTCCTAGATGTCATATGTCAAGATACTGGTCAAGTCTTATCACAAGTAACAAATGATTGGATTAATGAACAAGTATTCCCACTGGCACAGGCTTCTAGTGGTCTTCCTACTTATTATGCCTTTAATGGTATATCTCAAGCTGGAGTAGATAGAGAACCTGACTTTAATATTGATTTTTATCCTGTACCCAATTCTGAACAGACTATTTCAGTAAATATAGTTGGTGCTCAGAAAGAACTAACAACAGCAGCTCAGGTGCTTAGAGTTCCTTCACAACCAGTAATTCTTGGAGCTTGGGCTCGAGCTATTAGTGAGAGAGGAGAGGACGGTGGTAGTATTTCTAGTGCTGTTGCTGCAGAAGCTAGAGACTCTTTAAATTTATGTATACAGCTAGATGCTGGAAATATGGAATATGAGAGAGATTGGGTGAGAGTATAATATGGGGCTAGAGTCTAAACAGATAAATGCTATACCTTTAGATACTATTGGTATAGATGGAATAGATACACAAACCACAGCTACGGCTTTAGGTCCTAATTGGTTTACTAAAGCAGATAATATTGTATATACAGAAGGTGGTAAAGTTGCGTTTCGTAAAGGTTTAAAACAAAAGACTCTTACTGGTGGTGCTAAAGTGGGAGCTTTAGTAGAACACCACACCGGTTCAGCTTACAAAATATTTGGTGCTACTAGCACTAATATGTATGAAGTTGATTTAACAGATAAAGATAATGCGTGGATAAATGTTTTTGCTACAGGAGCTTCTGGTTCTGACTGGCAGTTTGAAAACTTTAATTCTGAATTATTTGCTTGTCAGTATGATGAGGACCCTTTAAATTATAGTTCTGGTAGTTGGGCGAAGTTAAAGGATGTTTCAGGCTATTCAGCACCGCCCGGAGTTACTACATTTGACCCTAGTTGTATGTTAGGTTTCTATGGTAGGATGTGGGCTGGAGGAATAACTGAAGAGAATGATGTTCTATATTATTCTAAGTTAATAGATGCTAGTAAATGGTCTACCGCAGATACGGGTGGTTATATAGATTTAAAATCTGTATGGGGACAAGATAAAATAGTAGCTATACACTCTTTTGCAGGAAAGCTAGTAATATTTGGCGAGAAAAATATAGCCTTATATGATAATCCTGACGATATATCAAATATAACTTTAGATGAAGTTATTACAGGAATCGGATGTGTATCCAGAGATTCAATTCAATCTGTTGGTGATGACTTATATTTCTTATCTGATACTGGTGTTAGGTCTCTATTTAGGACTACACAGTTAGATAAGTTACCTCTTACAGAGAAATCTATAACTATTAAAGATGAATTAATAGCTAATATTGCTGCGAGTAAGAATGTTAAATCAGTGTTTATGCAGAATGAGGGTTTATACATAATATCTTTTGTTGACAGAAATGTTACTTATGTCTTTGATACTACATATAAAACAGAAAAAGAAACGCCGAGAATAACTAAGTGGGTCTTTACAGATGATAGAGAGCCTGCAAGTATGGCTTATACTTCTACTTATGGTCTATTAGTAGGTCAACAGTCAGGGAGAGTGGCTACTTATGAGGGTTATTATGATGTAGATTATAGTGGTTCTAGTGCATATACTTATAATAATTATACGAGTTCTTTTGCTACGGTCTGGCTAGATTTAGGACAGGGGGTTCAAGCTTCCATATTGAAGAGATTAATTATGGTTGTAGCAGGTGGTCAGGGTACAGATGTAGGTGTTAGGTTATATAAGGATTTTGAAGTTGAACCTAAAATTTCACCAACCTTTAAACTAAATCCTGCGTTAAGTGGGGACCCTACATACTGGGGAGCATCTGACGCTTTATATGGAGCGATTACAACTACACATACACATAGTTCGACGATACATCCGGCTTCATCTAAGTATGCTCCAATACACGGTTGGAAAGAGCATTCAGTCCCACTATCAGGAACAGCTAAATATATACGACTAGAGTGGGATGGAGTAACAAAAGGCTATAAAGCGTCACTACAATCATTATCATTATTATTTAAACAAGGTAAAACATTATGAGCAATTATACAATAGCAGTAGGCTGGTCTGGAAAAGATGCCTTAGCAGATACAGATGCTGGAAAAGTAGTTAGTGGAGCAGACTTCAATACGGAGTTTTCTGCGATACGCACTGCTGTTAATTCTAAGGCAGACACGAATGGAGATGCTTCAGAAAATTTTACCTGTAATGCACTAACGGCTACTACAGGCACGATTGATGGTGAGGAGATAGTTACCCTAGCTACACCACAAACATTCACTAAAGCTCATCCTACGGCTTCTGAGACAGTAACATTGGCATCCACTCAGACAGCTAATTTACTTAACTCTAATGTATTTATAGTTAGTGTACAAGGAAACCATACGCTTAATGTCTCTAATATGACATCAGGTGTAGAGGCTACTTTCTTAGTTAAGAATACAGGAGCTTATGATATTACTTTCAGTAGTGATTTCTCTTTTATAGGTGGTAATAACCCTACTATAACTTCAGGGAATGGTAAGGTAGATTTAATTAGGTGTGTCTCAGATGGCACTAAGATGTACTGTAATATAGCACAGAACTTAACTTAAAGGATATATAACCGATGACTTGGTTTAATACAGATTGGAATTTAGGAAATATGTTTAACTCTCCTTATGGAGGTAACGACACTTCAAACAATCCGTATGGTTTTACTGGTGGTGGTGGTGGTAGAGCAATAACTCCTTGGACTAATACAGTTACAGGTGAAACTTGGAACGCTCCAAGTACAGGCTATCAACCACCAAACAGCGATTGGCAGATGGTTGGGGGTAATAAGACTAATAATCTAGGTGTACAAAACTCAGTTTGGGGAGCACCCGCCTATTATCAAAAACAATCTACTGGTCTGTGGGGCAATAATCCATATCAGGCTCAGGGTGGTGGATTCTATAATCCATATCAGTTCGGACAGGTAGATTATCCATCTCAGTATGGAACACAGTATGGAGGTAGTACAGACGCAGTACCTTGGTGGATGAATTATAATACTAACAATTCTATTATTAATAACTCCCTCCCTAATAATATACCAAATAATACACCAGCACAATCTGACCCGTCTGCAATACGCAGACCACAAGGCACGGGACCTAACGGTAAAGACCTAACTTATGATGAGACTATAAAGTATTTTGGTCTATATGATAATGCAGAAAAGGCGTTTGCTGCGGGAGATTCACAAGCAGCCTATAGAAAAGACCATATGCACTGGAGAGCTGGTACAGGTTATTGGGCTGGTAAGGGTAAACAGGAAGGTCAGTCAGATTTAGATTATCCCGGACGTAAGGTAGGTGATAATACTATTATGGGTGATAGAGATAAGCTCGGTGCTTGGTCTAATATGGGAAATAATATACAAAATTATTTTAAACAAAAACAGATGTTTAATGTAACTGCTAATGACCAAGGCGGTAATGATGTTACAGTAAAAGATGATGGTACTCTGACAACTAATGACGGTACTATAATTGAAACTCAGGTTATGTCTCCAGAAGAAAAGGCAGCACAAGATTTGATGTTAAAACAACAAGATTTAGACTTGAGGAATAGAAGGAATATTTTCTTCGGAAATTATTTCTCAGGGAGAGGTCCTCATTATGGGGGCGAGATAAACCCAGCCGGTGGTGGCATTATTCAACCGACGGCTGAATCTAATATTAATAAGAATATATTTACACCAAAAAATTCTGATGTGCCTTTTATATCAGATTATTCAGCAGACTCTAGGTTTAAACCTGCTAATGCAACTAATGCAGATATAATTAACAGAGGATTACTTATTCCTCCTATGTTAAAAGCGGGAAATAATCTACCATTCGGACCAAATACAATTCCTTATGGTCCTCAAAATATGGTTGGAGTAGTTAATGATAATGTAGTCAATAATGACCAACTTATAATGTCTGGACCATTCAGTCCCGAAGAACAGCTATTGAGAGATGAGGCAGAACAGAGAAGATACGCATTAACGGATGGTAAGATAAATGCTAGATGGGAATCAGAACAGATTAAGAAGAATCTCAGACAGCAGACTATTGATAATGACCCATTTATTAGAAAATTAGTGGATGATGGTATGCTAAGTATGGACCAAGTTCCTTTCTCTCAGATAAGTCCTTATGGTAAGACAGTGGATGGTATGACTCAACCTGTTTCAGATGAGGAATTAAATATATTTAGTGGTAATAATAAAGATGCTTATTCAAATAATTTAAAAGCAGCGGTGGAAGAATATGGTGATTTCCAATCTATGGGATATACACTTCAGGACCTAGAAACTACTCCGGGATTGAAAGATTGGTTTAAAATACATAAAAGAAATAAAGATAATAATCAATTAGAATTAGAAGCTGCAGCAGCTAAAAGCAAGGCAGAAGCTGAAGCTTATGAAGCGGAACAAAATAGAATACGACAAGCAGCTTTAGAGGCTCAGAGGGTACAAGCAGCACAAGCTAAAGCACAAGCTGAAGCACAAGCTAGAGCTAAAGCACAAGCTGAAGCACAAGCTAGAGCTAAAGCAGCAGCAGCAGAAAAAGAAAGGCAAGCAGCAGCAGCTCAAAAGCGTATGAATGACAGGTATGAAACAGGACCAGTAGCCAGAGCATCTACGCCAGCAGCTAGACCTTCTGCTCCAGCAGGAGGCTATAGTACAAAACAACGTAACAATAATTTTGCAGTACGCAGAGACATTCGGAATATTTTTGCATAATGAGAGTAGATATGGATTATAAGATAAATAGAACTAAGGAGATAGAATAATGGACCCAATAAGCTTAATAGCATTAGGATTGCAGTGGTTTGGTTCTAACAAAGCAGCTGATGCACAAACGGAGGCAGCTTCAGATTTTAATGAAGGTATAACTGAAGCAGCAAAACCTAAGACTGTAATAGACCCAACAGGTGTTGCTTATTGGAATGATGCGAAACAGCAATATGAGATATCACCTTCTGCTCCTATGATGGGGCTCTTTGGAGCTAATCTTCAAGATGCTTATAGACAGAGAGCACTTATTGAAGATTATCTGAAAGACCCTGAGGCTGCAGCACAAGCGAGAGCTAGTAAGTCTATAGGCTTTATGACTGATAAAAGAAATAAGTTAGGACAAGATTTATTAGGTACACTAAATAGGAAGGGTCTTCTTACATCTTCTTTTGGAGCAGACGCTATTAGTGACTTTGATACTGGAAATGCTTTGGAAGATTATAGTATTTTAGAATCTAATAGAGCTGCAGTACAGAATGATATTGATAGTTATATAAATCGTTCTAATAATGCTCAACGAATGATGCAAGGATATGGCTCTATAGGTCAAAATTTAGCTAACATAGGAACAGGAATGGGAAGCAGAGCAGCTGACGCATACAATCTTGGTGGTACTCAATTGATGAATGCACGGCAGTCAACAGGTTTGGCACAGGCACAACTACCTTATGCTTTAGGTCAACATATGATGGGATATTCTAATCAAGACCCTTATAGACAATTAGCAATGCAATCAGAATATACCGGCAAACCTACTGGTTATATGGGGTCAGTATGGTAAATTTAGGAGATAAGTAATGGGATTATTTGACGGACAAGGAATGGGTAATGCACCAGAGACACTCGGTGATATGTATCGAGGAGTTGCTAGAGGTATAGGCACAGGTATGATAGACCCTTATATGGAAGGTAGAGGCTTTACTTCTAAAGAGAATCAAGTATTAAATGCTATGAAGGGTGTAGATTTAACTAGTTCTCAGTCTGTGTCGGATACTTTTAATAAAATTATGCAGATTGACCCACAGTCAGCAGCAGAGTTTCAAAAGCAAGTAATGCCTATGTTAGAACAAAATCAGGCTTCGGCAAGATTAGCTGCTACTTCTAATGACCCCGGAACATTTAGAAAATCTTTAAACACCGCAGCATTAATACTAGGTTGTGATTTAGATAATGATGCTGATTGTAGGAAGAACGCATACGAATTAGTAAAAGATTATAAGAGACAAGATGTCTGGGAAGGTGGTTCAGCAGAAGCTCTTGTTGATGATATGGTATTAGTTCAAGAAGAAGGTGCTAAATCTCTAGAAGATGGTGGAAGATTTGAACAATTATTAGAGATACTCCCTCAGATATATACTGGTTGGAACGCTGAAACAGTTCTACTTGCAAATAAAATAGGCGCTACAATGGGCATTGCCTCCGCAACTGAAAATGCAGGTCAGATGGAGTTATTTGCTGCCGGTGGTATGGAACAGGCTCTTAAGTATATCAGTCAGACTAAAGGTGCTGTATCAGATAGAGAGTTTGAAGCATTTAGAGCTTCCGCTCCGGGACTGGATAGAACTGAAGCAGGTAACAGATTAATGCTCCAGACAGCTCAAGCATATGCTACTTTTAGACAGAAGAAGGCAGCAGAACAGAACAGATGGGTTAAAGAACAGAGAGCTCAAGGTAAAGTTCCTCTATTGGAAGAGTGGTCAGCACATCTTCTAGAGTGGGCTAATAAGCCTGAGAACATCTTACACTTACCTACAGATGTTGAAATAGAAGCTACACTTAAAACTCTTACTTCAGATGAGACTCAAGAACAATTACAGGTAGATGTGGATGACCTCTCACAATTATCCGATGACGAACTAATTAATTCCTTAAACGCAGCACAATAGAGGACTAATATGGCTGAGAAGACTACTCAAGAAATTTTTGATACGAGAGAGAAGTACCGAAGAGAAATTCGGGGTCGTATGATTAATGCTTATAATAATGGTGATGTAGAAAAATTTAGAGCCTTTCAGGGAATATTAGAAGGTGACTTACAGTATGAGTTTCAAGAATTAAGAAATAATAAGAGATATACTAAGTCATTAACAAACAGTTACTTTAGAGCTCACGGTGAACAATTTAATGGTAATATTACTGACCTCATAGAGAAAGACTTTGAGCATTGGAATCTTATTGATGGTTCTCTACTTGTTGCTGGTAAGGGTGTCTATGATGCCTATGCTGAGATGGATGAAGAGACAAAGAAGAAT